TCAGACCAAATTACTTGATCAGATGTCATTGGCATTTCAGCGCCAACCATGTTTAGAAACCCAGCTAACGTTCTGTTTCCATAACGCTCTACTTCAGCTTCGTAAATTTCTGGTAAATATTGCTGAGCAAAGTCAGCGAAATTAGCAGGCGTTGCACCAGCACCACCGTTTTGTGTCCATTGTAGGTAGTTAGTGTTAAGTATCTGCTGTGATTGTGAAGGGATTATATCCCCAAATTGTGGTAATAAACTCATTGTTATTAATTTTTAAACTTTTTAATTTTTAGTCTTGTTGAGTCCGCTCCAGAAACTGATTTTACTTTGTATGCACCAAACCTTGCTCCGTCCACCGGCGCAGCTTTTCTAGCTGAACTGGATGTGTTATTAGATTTGTTCACAACATCTCTAATAGCATCTGCTTTGCCTTGCTCGTAAAAGTGATTTGCTATTTTATCAGCATTTGCACCTGCATACAACGCCTTGTGATACCCTGCGGTGTCTTCAATCGTACCATCTTTTCCAAGGAACTTCCCTATAAAATTACTGATGTCTGATTGATTTTCTGCTATCTGCGAAGGGTTTTGTACGCCATATCTAAACTTTTTATCCCCTAATGCAAAATCGAAACCTTCGAAATTCTCATTAAGTAATTCATTAGTGTTGGCTTTAAACTTTTCGTGATTAGCGACGTTTCTTTCCTGGTCCTCTTTATATCGATTAAAAAAATCCGAAGCTTCTTGTTGATTTCCAGATAATTTAGGTGAGTTCAACTTGATCTCATCATAATACTTATCTTTAGTGTCATTCAAAAACTTACGGGCTTTTGCAACCTCTTCTTTATATGCGAGTTTTTTTCTTCGGATATCTCGCTCCTCATCTACTTCTTCATCAAACGCAAAATTATCATCGAGCATAAAATCGATTTCCTCCGCACTTAAATGAGATTTAGTGTTTTTATAATATTCTTTGACTAAAACGTCACGATCTACATCGTCGTAATTAGTATTTAGTCGAATGTAGTCCTGCATAGTACCCCCTGTTTCTTCCATAAATGATACTAGCTTAGTAATATTTTCTGGTAATGCAGGTTGTTGAACTAAGGGCTCTTGCTTTATTTCTTCTTCTTTTTTACTTTCTTCGGTAATTTCCTTGATAACTGGTTCGGATACTTCTTCGACCATTTTTTTGCTATCTTCAGAAGATTTATGTACATCCACTTCCTTTGCGCTTGGCTCTTGAGTGGCATCTTGGGGTTCTTTAGGAATTACTACTTTTGTTACGTTACTGGGAATGTCTATTAAAGGTTCCCTGTTTTTAGCCGCTAATTGCTCTTCAGTTAGCTTTGGCTTAGACTTGATCTTAAAAGATCCTTCTGTTTTTTCACTCATGATATGATATTATATAATTATTAAATACTTGTTTATTGGGGCATGAACTGCGACATGTCCATACCACCCATAGCTCCCTGCTCGCCGTTCTCAAAGTCCTTAGGCATGCCTCTAGATTGTCTTTGCTCTATCATTTGACTTTGCTGTGTGCCTTCTTTTTCTATTCTTCTAGCTTTAGCGGCATCGGCATTGTCCTCCTTAGCTTTCAGTTGCTGCATTTTCATTTGCTCTAATTGCAAGTTATATTGAAATTCAGTTGCCATTAACTCTTTTTTAATCTGTGCTTCAGCTTGCATTCTTTGCATTTCAAAATTTGATTTTGCTTGCTCTATTGAAACTTTTTCAGCGGTTAGCGCTTGTTGTTTTTGCACTTCAGCCATCGCGGCTTTTTCAGAGGCTTCAGCATTTGCTTGAGCTTGTGCCTGTATGTTCTGCTGCACTAATGCTTGTTCCCTTTGCTGCCTTTTTTTCCTTTTTACCTTTAGCATTTCATTAGCCAGCTTAAGGTTTTTAATTTGATTAATATCTATTGAATCTTCAATATCAATTTCCTTTGTTTGCAAGCATATCTGTATGTTTTTTTGCAGCTCTGCTCTTTCTTCTTCATCTGGTTCCATTTCTAAAAATATACCAAAATCATGCAAATTAAGATTTTCAATTTCTCTTAGGGTTTCTACATTAAACGTAGATACACTGTTCATTAACGAATTTTTTGTTAATGGAAAATTTAAAACGTCATTTATTTTTAAAGAAATATTTTCGCAAGTACTTAAAGTTAATTGTATACTGGCATCTTGTATATGCTTTGTAGCGGTATTAGACGCGTTGGCAGCCATTTTTTGAAGTCCAACTAAAGAATCTGGATTTGGCATACTGCCATCACGCGCTTCATTTAAACCCGTTACATCCCTAATCATTTGCATATTATAATTGTATGCAGTAATCAACGCCTGTATCTTGCCTATGCCTGATGAACTTGATAATTCCTGTATAGGAACTTTACCCCTGTTCATATCCCCTTCTTGTGTCATTGATCTACCAACAACCGAACCTGTTTGAAAATACATATTCAATGCCTCCTGAGGGTTGTAGTTCGTACCATTGCCTAAATCAACCTCCGCTAATCCATCTACATCTAAAAACACCCCGTCCGGAACCATTCTAGCTAATACTTGCTGTATTTTCAAATGAGTTAATTGTATAACATCTGCAAATCCTACACACTTACTTATAAGCGATTGTATAACTCCTTTATACATCCGGGGAGCGCACATTGAGTAACTCATTTCTACTCTGGTGGTATCAGCTAACGGCCTAGTCATATTTTCCGACATATTCCATTTAAGCATTATATCAGTACCTATAACTTTAGCTCCTTCATACAACACCTCAATAGATCTCGCTACTCTTTCAAAATTATCGTTTGGAGGAGGATTAAATAGATCTGTTTTTTCAATAGCTTTTTCTAAACCGCTATCTGTCTTTTTTATTTTAAATACCTGATCAGCATAGGTTTTATATTCAAAATATAATACTTGAACAGTATTATTGTCATAATTTTCAAACCCTTGAATCATTCTTTTGTTTCCTGGAAACTTTTGAATTTTTTCTAGCTGCTCATTAGATATATAAGGAAACTCTTTTTTGAGCTCCGGTATAGTTATCGACTTAACTTCTCCTACGTAGTATATGTCTTCAAAGTGCGGGTCTTCTGTATACGACCAAACGCAATAAGCTGGATCTACGTAATCAACCACAATGCCCTCTGCAGGATTAAACGATGTTTTTGTAATACCTATGCCGATATTAACCAAATCTTGGTTAACTCTAGCCCTAGTGAGGTCGTACTCGTTTGTTGCCAACACTGTATTAATAGCTTCTTCTTCCGCAATTTCTATAGCCGGCTTGTATTTGAGTTGCATGTGGAGATCTCTTTCCTCCATTGACTCTGGAAGTTGCGCGTCAGACATACCCGATCGGCTGAGGTCCATTGGAATTACGGAGCTTGCTTGAGCACGAGCCTTCACGGTCAGCATGTCGAATAATATATTGTCTGCGTAATCCGTTCTTTTCTTTAAAGATTCGGGGTCCTGCGAATATGCTGATATATCGTATTGCTTTTGTGTAATACCATTAGCAACAATATTTGAAAACTTTGATAGTATAGGTACAGGTTTCCAGTCTAAATTCAAATAAGACAAATCGCCATTAATAGCTAATTCATCTTTATATTTTTGCACGCTTTGTTCACCTCTAGCATATAGCCTAAGGTTGTGGAAGCTATTCCAATTAACAGAATATCTGTTTGATCCGGCTCCTCCATAATTAAACCACTCCTGCTCAATAGCTCTTGACACTTGTAGTCCGTATTCTAGCGTAGCTTTTTCAGCATCGCTAACTACCTGATCAGGAAATGGGCTATTAGTATTTGTACTTACATTCATTTATTATATTATTTTTGAAGTAGCTCCCTCGTTATTGTATTTTTTAAATCCTAAGGTGTATACCTTTTTTTGCACTGCGGCTCTAGGTGTATACCTGTGTTTATTGCAAGCCATTAAGGCTAGCCCTGAACTTATAGACGCATCATGCTTCGTTCTGTTATTTATGTCAAACCTAGCCCAATCTTGTAATGTTCTTTGCAAATAAACATCTCCATAACCGTCTACTTTTTCTCCTACGAAATCTTCTATATACGTTTCAATAGCAGATGCATGTGCTTGTTTTATATCTTCACTTGAATTAGGTATTCCTCCTACTTCTCTTTCTGACACTGATAACTTATTATATGTTCTGTCTGGTCTATTCATAGAGTAACCTCTATAACCTCTTCTTTTTATATAGTAAAGCAGTCTTGGCTTGTTGTTTTCCGCAAGTATAGGCATACCGTAAAATACCATAGCCATTAATACATCTTCAAAAAACATTTCAGCGGTTGAAGGCCTTGCAATATATTCTAAAAAGAAATGGTTGGGCGGCACGTCTTCCATTGAAAACTTAGTTAATCCATGAAGCGCTCCATTAGAACCTCCACCACCAACAACACCACTAATATCGTAACTGTCGCAGCCAAAAGCTCCAATATGTTCGTTTCCAGGGTACTTAATACCATTCTTTATTATTATGTTATTCTGTTGTTCTTGATTTGGCACCCAGGTAATATAAAACCTACCGTCTTTATTAGGGTAGAACATTACTTCGGTATCTTTGATACCATTCTTCCACTGGAAGTTTCCTCTGGTAACCATTGTATTGTTTCTTAACTCATCGTTATAATCTATCTGCTGATAGATCTTTGTTAAGTTAAATATTGATTGCTTCGATTCATCTCTAAAAGCGTGTTGTTCTGTTCTTGGGAATTGACGGTAGTATTCGTTTAATGCATCTGCATCATCTTTTAAACCTTCAACTTCATTCTCCCAATGATTTATAACACCTTCGTCAATTACATCTCCCTGAGGACCAAGCAATTCTTTTTTAGGTGTTTCAAATACAGGCCAACCATATTCATCAATAAAGCCTTCGTAGTTCCATTCCATAGGAATAAACAACTTGTATAACCCACTTTTTGTTTGACCGTTTTTGTTTCGGCGGTCTACATCAGAGTCTTCATATAACTTCTTAAAGTTTTTACCTCCTTTGTCTAAAGCGTTTGATGTTGATCCCATCATACACTTACCGATAATTCTGCTACCTAATCTTAAACAAGTTTTAGTTACTCGCCAGTTGTTAAGTATATTAGTTGGTCTTTCCCATTTACCGCTTTCATCGTGAACTAATAGCTTTAGTTTTTCACCATCGTACGAGTTGTCCCCTGTGTTTTTCCAGTCGACCGTGGTGTCGAGACCAACGACTTCTTCTGGTTTTGTGTTTGAATCGAGCTTCCTCCTTGTGAATTTTGAAGCGGGAACCCTGTATGCGAGTTCTGTCTTGGGACGGTCCATTCCGTCTTGTATTGGTTTAAAGAAGAATGGATAGTTAACCGATATTGGTACAACTTTGTCTGTAAACATCTTCTTTGCATCGGGTCCAGATTTGGACAATATACCAAATCGAGCATCCGAAGATATTGTTGCTTGGTTAACGGTCTCGCCGGAAGCCATGAAAGAAAATCCAGATCTCCTGTTTTTAAGGTAGCACATGCCGTAGCTTCTCTTGTCTGCTTTGCAAGCTTCCCAGAATATGTAGAATAACCTGTTTGATTCTCTAAAGTCAGGTTGCCCAACGTCAATTTTGGACCACTGCAAGTACATGTAATGAGTGCCAGTAATATAAGTAGGCTTGTCTTTGTTATAAAACCAAAAACCTTCTTCCCGCTTATTAAACTCTCCGTCAATATACTCATACCATTTTTCTTTAAAAGCATTAGGATACTTAATCCAATCTGCTTCACTTTTTATTCTGCTAAGTTCTTTTGGGTATTCGTGTGCTTTCCACTTTGTTTCTTTAGTGTTAAGCTTTCCTTCTAATAAAGGTAATGCAATATGCACACCGCTTATTAAATATATATCCCCTATCTTACCGGTCTTGCTTATAACAACAACATCGTGTTCATTGTCATAGCCGTAAACCCACTTAGCATATCTATTTTTTTTCTTAATTGCTTGAGGCCTAATATAGTCTTTGACTATACTGTATAATTGTTGTTCGTAAGCCATTATTTAGATCTCCCTTCTGCGAATCCTTTGAACGCTGGTTTGTTAGAATCTTTTGTAGCTTCTGCAATCATACCCTCTTCTTCCTGTATTCTATTAAGTATTTCAAATGCATCTAGGATACAAAGCTTTTTAGTAGCGGCAGCATTTTTAAGTCTGTCAGCTGAAATATCTTCTTCTGAGTCAACGATCTTTTCTTTTGCTACCTTTACTAATTCTTTAATTGCTTCGTGCCCAGCGGCTATTATACTCCTCTTCGTTTCTATTGAGTCCATACTTTATAACAATATCATTTGATTTCATACAATACATAATCTGGTCGTCTATAACAAACTCCCATTCGCTATTCGGCGTAAACCCTATTATGTCCCCTGGATTGATTCCAGACTCCTCTAAGGAGCTATTACCTATTTTAAGTATACCAATAAGATCAGCTGTTTTTTTGTTGCTTAAAACGTCTCTATTCTTAACAGGTGCTACAAAACACCTATCGCCAAAAGACTTCCAAGTGTTTGCTCTTTTATACAAGTACACTTGATCCGTGCTACAAAAGAATAAATCATCTTTTAAAAACGACCTACTGTTTTTTTTGGTTCCTTTCATGTCGTAAAATACCCTGAACACATTGTGGTGTACGACAATCAAATCACCTTTCCTTATTGGGGTTGCGAATGCAACTGGTGTTTCAACTACCTCAGCAATATTGTTAACATGCTTAAAACTTTCTATAGAGCTATTTGTTACAAGGGTATGCTCTCCAACCTTAACTTCGTTATCATATCTTTTGCCTACCGGCTTTATGATAAAATCATATATGCTCCGCATTAATACTCCAAGTCATATTCAACGGATATTGCCATGTTAGAATTAAACTTCTTCCACGGCATCACCTCATCTACTTTTTTTATAAATATATTATAAGAATTATCAGACTCTTCAAATATTATATGAGAAATCTCGTGACCGCCGTAAACTGTCTGTTTAACAGAGTAATGCATTGCTTCGTTTTTATAGTCAGCCCCGATACTAATTTTTCTTATAATACTACTCATAACCTTATTCTTTAGCTTTTACTTCGATTTCCTCGTAAGTGCCATCTGTAAGGTTAATATTAATTGGTCCGTAGTTTTCTTCAATACTCTTCTTCATTTCGTCCATATCCTTTTCTAGCATATTGACTTGAAAAATAGCTTTAGCTTTTTGTACTTCTAGTACACCAATGTTTGCTAGATAAGATT